GGCACCTGTGTTGGCACCTGTGTTGGCACCTGTGTTGGCACTTGTATAGTTAAAGTCGGAACAACTGTTTGACGTCCAGGTGATATTGGACGAGGAGGACTTTGTCTTAACGGTGCGAGTACTGGCACCTGTGTTGGCACTTGTATTGGCACCTGTGTTAACACAGGTGATGGAGACTGTGTTTGTTCGGATTTTAATGGTGGAATCGTTGGAAGATCCTCCAAACGTATAACGGGTGGCGGTGGACTAGGTAAAATAACGGCGGTCTGTATATTCTCCATCGTTATAATTAATCTTTGGAGCTTCCTATTTTAATAAGATTATTATAAAACGACAGAAAAAAGAATGACTTCTATTTTTGCTAATTCGGCCAATTTAAATAGAGGTAAGGGAAATAAGAAAACAAGACTGGGTCCTCGCGGAGCAACTCTAAAAGAAAAGGAAGGCAAACAATATACTCCAAATGAACTAGCAACACAGAAACTTCTTCGTATTCTTACTTTTTATCCTGAATTTACGGAGGATGAAAGGAAAAATATTCAAGAAGAAATGAGGGGACTCGAACAGATTAGATTTATGAATATGGAAGTTCTTGGAGCAACACTGGCTTATCTAAAATCAGTGAGAGGTAATCTAACGAAAGAAAATTTCACTAACGAATTACTCAAGCCTTTTCTTAGGAGATTGACTCCAAAGCCAGAAGATATCGAAAACGGTAAATTAAGCGGCACTGATTTACAAACAATAGAGATTAAAATGAAAGCATCTATTTATCGATATGCTATAGCTGTTATTACTTTTAGAGAAAGAACGAGGCAGGAACTATTGGATCTCGCTGTTGCTGAGGTATAATATCATATTTTCAATTTACGCATAATCATTAAGATTATGCGTAATATTTATTCGTTAATTTTTCTTCGTAATGTTAATGTTGTTATTTATTGCTGTATGTAAGCGAAAAGAAAGATATTGACAAATTACCCTTTCAGCTTGAAGAACGATTGTTCGACTAACCTGTAATTTCGGTAATTTTATACCAACTAATTTACATGCTATCCAAGTACAAGTTAGAGCCTTTATTGCTTCGTTAATGTCAACTATTCCCGTTGATCTTGAATATAATTCATATGCGAGAGACTGAACCGTTACATTATCACTATGCACATCGATATATCGAATAATTCGATTTCTTTCTTGTGAGGATAGAGAAGAAATAACGGTTGATATGATACAAGCAGGTGTTCTCGTAAGTCCATTAAAAAAAGGATCTTGCAATACCTCAACGATAGTAGGTCGATTTTCTTGTTTTATCTGAAGCATCTTCAGAAGAAGTTTATTGAACTCAGTATATTCGACATTATTAAATCTAGATGATAATTTAGAAGGAAGAAAAGAACTCTTTACAGTACCATCTGATATCTCAGATACCTTCGCCCAGTGAAGAATGCAACTTATACTCTTCTTCTTAATATCTGCTTTGTTATCATTACCCTTACCTTGATAAGGAAAGAGAAGTTCTCCATAGGCAAGTTCATAGAATGTACATCCCAAAGACCAAATATCAAGAGAATAATCCCATGAATCACCTTGTAACATTTCTATGGGAGCGTGAGTAATAGTACATGCAGAATGTTTGAAACTACTAATTTGTGACCACTTCTTAACAGAAAGAGTAAAATCAGATAATCTTACTGAACCATCTCGAAAAAGAAGAGCGTTATTTGACTTGATATCCGCATGAATAATAGAATGTTTATGTAAACAAGCAGTTCCTTGAGCTAGGGAAAAACACCATGCTTTCAATTGTTCTATTGAAAGAATATTTTGTCTAGTATATTTAGATAAATCAGTCGTAGCTATCTCTTGAAAAATATATAAGTTATCAGGAACACAATGTATTCTGATAGCACGATTTAGATTAGCATGATGTATTGTTGACATTATACTTGTTTCTAATATATTAGGTATTCCTGTCTCATTGACATCTATTCTAATAACTTTAACTGCCATAACGATATTATTTTCATCAATACATCGATGTACTGTCCCATAACCTCCTTCTCCTAATTTCTCTAATATTGCTATCGTAGAACCTGATCCGTTCGACGAAAATGTCGACATTTTCAATGATAAGAATTATTTGTTATGTTCTTTGATTAAAAGAAAGATATGCCATAATGATTAACATGATACCTCCTCCTAAACTAGATGTAATGCCAAATGTTCTTTCAATATCTTTAATCAAAATGGATTGTGTCTTTAGATAAGAAGATAAATCTATTAATGATGATATTATAGGGTCTAATTCTTTCGATAAATGTGGAAGAGATATTTTGAGACGTATTAAACACTCACATATCTTCGAGGTAATATGTCCTTCATTCTCATTTCCTTCTTCATTCTCATTTCCTTCTTCATTAATATCATTTAATATTGACTGGCAGTATTTATCAATAAAATACAAAGCTTTACACAATATTATTCCATATCTCCATTTATTTTTCATAGAGATATTACTATGAATCAGCGAATCAAGTTGAGTCATAGTAATAAATATGGTTTCATCTTTCGAAGTTACTACACAACCACCAACATTAGATATTTCCATAAAAAATAATTCATCCATCGCTGTTTATTTTTAAGAGGTGATCCTTTAGATATCCTATTGTATATTAATGGTAATATTTTTAAATAGGGTAGTATTCTCTTTCTACCCAATACCATGATAATCTCGGATCTTTCTTTCGATATATATCATATCTAGTATCTGTCGTGAGATTATCTAACTTAATGTTATCATTATGTGCTATCTTCAATGCGTCATTAAGTGGTGCTGAATATCCGGATAGCATTTGAGCTGACTTATTAATAATATTCTTGGAAGAAATGCTATCATTATAATACTTAGATACATTTACAATTAACTCTTGTTTGAAGTTTATATTATATAGTAATTCCATTATACGAGCAAGATTAAGGATCATTCCTCTAAATAGGACTAGAGTATCATATGATAATATCTGAAAATCTTGTAATGGAGTTATGTCTATTGCTGTTATTACCTTTAATCTTGTAAGGACCTCTTTCAACAGAACATCAATCTCTTTGCTAATTTTATTTAATGCTGAAGGATAATCGAATCTTGAGATTAATTCTTCTTTTGATGAAGTCACACTAAGTAAATCATAAAAATCATACAACGTCTCAGGATGTGCTTGTTCATAATCACTAACATTAACTTTATCAAGAGTTTCTTTGAAACTCACACAATTCTCATCACAGCTAAGAACCATCGTTCCAGATACAACATCAGGAAAGAGAAAATTATTAACAATAGGACAATAGGTCCTAATATGTTTTATCAGCATTGATATGGACAACTGTCCAGTGATATCGTCGAGAGGAAGAAAATAAAATACTTTTATTTGTTCATTGATTGCACTCGCAAGATCTTCTATTCCATTAAAGAAGCGGAAGATCTTCTCAGCTTCCACTAGTGCACTGGTATTATTTGCTTGCATCATACTATTAATACAAAACATAAGAAGTTTATATGCATCATTCATTGGCCAGCTGCGATCAGGATAAATAGAATAAGGAATTAATCCTGATTTACCGTAATCCCCTCCATTGTACTTAATATGAGCGAATCCATAATCAATGAAGGTAAAAACTTTCTTTGTAACTAAATATTCCATAAGGCCATCTTCATTCTTATATGGTATTTGAAATGATTGTTCTTTCATGGACGGAAATTCTCTCAGTAAAGCATTCTCCCAATGAAGATCATAATGAGTAAAGTCAAATAAATCATTAGCCGCTTTCTCTGAGAATAAAAACTGTAAGTAAACATTAAGGAATTCTTCTCCTGTACATTTGGTGCAATAATCTTTCATCGAAATAGAAGGTTGTATATTTTCGTATATAATATATTGAGTCGGCTTAGCTGATTCATTAGCACAAAAGGATATCACCTTCTTCGTATTTGGATCAATCAAAGGTGGAGCACATTTAAATCCGCCATAAATATAGGAGAAATTGGGAATAGTATTTCTGAGTCGATTAGTACCATAAATACCAACGATCATCTCATGATTAATAGATGATATTCCTTCATACGATTCTTTCTCCACTTTAAGAACGAAGAGATCTGTCGCAGACTTAAAAGAACCTACCATAGCATATCCTTCCACTGATTCTTCGCCAATTTGTCGAAGGTTTACTATCCAGTGACGTATTTTCTCAATCGAATTAAGTCCCATATTACTATTGGGTGATGGTGTAGTAATAGCAGCATCAGTAATACAAGATACTGCTAACATGAGATCTGCATCATAAAAATCATCATTAACTAATGTCTTTATTTGTTTTGTCTCAATACCAGAAAGATGCTTCCTAATACGGTTCTTTGTCTCGTTTGAACCATGTTTCTCAATTGGACATATTTGCATTGTCTTTAGGAGATCTATTTCTCTGTTTGCCTCTTCTTTCTCATAATTATCAAGTAAGCTTTTATTAGAAGGTATATTGGAGATGTTAATTAATCGATTGAAATAGTTAATAATATAATCGCTCGTAATGTCAACCATTTAGAAAGGTCATCTTATATTTCTTTGCTAAAAGAAAATCTTATTATAAAATACTACTTAAAAATAAGATTTTCTTTTAGCAAAGAAATATAAGATGACCTCCTCTGATAATATTATGTTAGGATTGATAATTGGAGAAGTGATATTATCAGGTCTTCTGATATTGTCAGGTTTTCTCTTCTTTAATTATATAGAAAAACAGAAGGTATTGAATAGGAACAATGATCAAAATCATATATTGTCATCAGAAAAAGAAAATGTTGTTATTATCCTCCCTCTTCCCATAGCCAAATCATTATTGGATTTTTACGAAGTGAGAACAACTATTAATAACGTTAGAGCAAGTACACCTAAATTAGATGGTAATGTCGAAAAGAATGTCCTTGATGCTCTGAAGAAAATAACAGAGATGTATGATCAAATGAAAAATAAGGATAGGGATACCCCTGTTCCTATCTCACAAACGAGTGTACCACCGATACCTCCGTCTTTTCTTACTTCCAGTCCAATACATTTATCTACCAGTGTCGCTAAACCTATAAATAATGAAGAGAAAGAAAGTACAAAAATACTTAAGCAACTTGATAGCATGATAAAGGATTCCGACCAATAATGCAAATCAAAGATAATATCACGTATTATCTTTGAGATAATATCACGTATTATCTTTGAGATAGTATGAAATCAAAGATGGTATGAAATCAAAGATGGTATGAAATCAAAGGTGGTATGAAATCAAAGATGGTATGAAATCAAAGATGATACGTGATATTATCTTTGAGATGGTATGAAATGAAAAGATTGTATGAAATCAAACAATCACATATTATCTTTGAGATATTGATCTCCTTAATTATTATTCTATAGTTTGAGATTAAAAGGTATAATGGAAGATCTTCGCGACGCTTTTGATCTCTTTCCTAAGATTACTGAAGAATCTTATGATGGTGGCAATTTTGTTGAATGTCTTGATAAAGGTTATGTTGAACTAGTCGATTGTTCTCCTCGAATGATACCCAAAGATAGAACATTAGAGTTTGCTATTGTAAGAGCCGCTCGTACTTCTTTTGGTCTCGGTCTCAAATCGAAGAAAGAAGATGACGCTTTAGTACATTATCTTATTACCAATTCTCACACTAGTCCGCTAGAATTTGTCGACTTTACTTTCCATATTAAATGTCCTAAATTTGTCGCCATACAACTGTTAAGACATAGAACTGCTAAAATTAATGAATTCTCTCAACGTTATGCTGAAGTAGAAGAAGATGATTTTTTCTACCCTTCTGCACCAGACATGGAAATCCAAGGAATAAGATTAGCAAACAAAGAAGGTAATAAACAGGGATCAACATCATCGGAAAAAGTTGATGATAAGATCAAGGATTTAATATCGGAAGCAGAGGGTAATTGTCAGATCATGTTTGGTAATTATCATGATCTCATTCAATTAGGAGTAGCAAAAGAAGTATCTCGTTTCTGTCTACCGATGGCAACTTACACTAAATTATATTATAAGATGGATCTTAACAATCTGTTTAAATTCCTTAAATTAAGAATGGATAGAGATCACGCTCAAGCGGAGATAGTGGTATATGCTGATGCTATGTTTAAATTAATTCAGCATCTTGTACCTGTTGCTTGTCAATCATTCATCAATACACATTTAGAATCCGTCAATCTTACAAAGGAAGAATCAGAGGCAATAAAGAATAGAGAATTACCAAAATTCTCTTCTCGTAATATGACCATTTTCATGAAGAAGATAGAAAGATTAGGATTGACTGATATCTTCAAGAAATAAAAACTATACATATAATCTATCTACCGATAGATTATAACTATTAATTATCATTCAATGCGGTATTATTTACTTACTCTATTTTACTACTTATTACTTACTACTAACTACCCAATACTGGGTGAGTACTCACTTAATACTTACTAACTACCCAATACTGGGTAAGTACTTACTTTATTCTAGATAGCCATCTAACTACTTATTCCATAATGGATGTTATCGATTAAAAAAAGCATCTACATATTATTTGTAGATGCTTTTTTTAATCTAAAGAACCATCGATATCATCTTCTGGATGTTCCTCTGGTTCTTCTATCCAAGTATCCTTGTGATTTTGCAGGATAGAATCTATATTTACTTTTCCTTTTATTCTAGAGTCAAGATCGTTGATTCCAATACAATATTCGGAACCTTTCGGAATAACAATGAGACATTCTTTGGAGATACCAGAAAGATCAAAAGAATAGAAGTTAGAGAGATACTCCTTCGCCAGTTCCTTTACTTCTCCTTTTGTTTTGTTATCTATTTTATTATCTCTAAGAAACATTACTAATGGCTCTCCACATGGAAAAAGAGTCCATATGAATTTAGAATTTCTTTCTTGCTTGACTATTGGGATATTCTGAATGTTGTGATATTTACATTCAGTCAAGAGATGTTGGTCATTTAAGAAGACATCTCTGTTAGTGTAAGCAGTTCTTCTACTATAGAGATTATCAGAGAATGGTCCTTCAGCGTATGTTGATCGAGACATTTTAGTATAATGATGAAATAGGAGGGATATTGTATTTAACTCGTGTTACCCTTGTGTAAGGGAATTTCCGATCAATTTCTTTTACCGAGAAAAAGAATATTATTATGATTGGCGTGGATCCTGAAAGAAAAAAAAACAATGCCAATACTTTCCTAATATGGAGAAGTATTGGCATTGTTTTTTAAACAAGTATATTCATAATTTGGTTAATATTGTTTGAATCAACCAAGTGAATGGTAGCGGTGGGAGAAACTCTTCTGATATCTGTTACCCACTGAGAAAGAGGAGTATTTGGATGAGTGTTATCAAGAGGTGATTGAAAGAGAAGGAACAGGTTACATTCCAACCAATAACCATCTCTTAACCCACCATATTTAGAGTTTCCAGCACAATCCCAGATGTTGTAAACTTTATCATTTGATTTTCTATAAGCATGAACATCAACACCAAGGGTAGGTTTGTAAACATCATTAGGTTCTAATCCTAATAGTTCTCTCGCAACACTCGTTTTTCCGCTTTTAGCATTGCCAACGAAACAAACCTTTGTACTAGAACTAGTTGCCATTTGTTGATATAATCTAGAAGAGTTATACGTGTAAGAGAGTTACTTGTGTAAGAGAGTTACTTGTGTAAGAGAGTTACTTGTGTAAGAGAGCTATGTGTGAGTTACGTGTAAGAGGGATATGTTTAATACTATGATCCCCATTTCCTCTAATTTTATTAATCATTTTTTTTAACGACTCGACGTCGTTATGTAAATAATAACACTATATATAATAATACTATACTAAAATGGTGTCGTTGTTTCTTTATCTTCTTATTTTCATTATTATGGTGGTACTTTCCTTGATAGCGGGAGTATACGCTATCAAAGGTGCTATCGCGATTAAGGATAATCCTTCTTATGGTAGTGATAATGATTTACAAACAGCTCATGAATATCTCACTATCGCCAGCGTTGTTTGTTTTGTAACATTGGCTATTATGATTCTTCTCATAGTTCTATATATAATCTTTGGATCGGAAACTATTATGGTGACAGGTTCTTGGGTTAGTTTAGGTCTTATGTTTGTCTCATGTGCTCTCGCTATTACTATTGGAATTCTTTGTGCTATTGCTGCTGTCGATATGAAGAAAAGTAGTAATTATACTGGTCAAGGTCAGGATTATGCTGCTTATACTGATTCCATTATTTCTACCTTTCTTGGTCTGGGTCTCTTTGGCCTCCTTATCATTGGATTTATTGGATACGGTATATATTCATATCAAAGAGCACAAGAAGAAGCTAAACTTAAATTGCAGGTGCAGACAGCAGAAACTAAAGTACAAACATTAGATTATCAACAAGCTCTCGAGGCAAAGAAGTTAGAAATATTACAAGAACAACAGAAAGAGTTTATCATTAAACAACAATTAAAACAGTCAGGAAGTATGTCTTATACTCCATAAAATATTAAAAATTAAAGATAATCTTTAATTTTTAATATTTAGATGACCACTTCCATAATACTTTGTGAGCATTACATCTTAATCTCAGACCATAGAGAAGAGTGAGAATTTCTCGAAAGGACATCTTGTTCTTATTGTCATGAATAACAGATCCTAGTCTTTCTTCTATGGTGATTAAATCACCCGGCAACCACATTATACACCATAATAAATATAAATTATCATTGTTATGGACTGCTTGATAGAATGTTGGTTCACACATTAAACCAACCATGAAACAATAGAGATCGAGAGATGCTCCGAATAATGGTATCCCGGAGTTTCTAATATTTAATAAAGAATTAACATTATTGTCATCGATGGTATAGATATTAAATTCATCTGTTATGCAAACTCCATTGTTATCATTATGTCCATTATCTCTAATGTAATCACAAGCGGCTGTACTAGATATTATAACATTTATTTTAGGAATAAAACCACTCTGAAAGACTGAGGCATCAGAAGATTTTGGATATAATCTAATCTTCTTATTAACATTATAACTGGCGGTTATACTTGATTTACTAAAGTTAACTATCTTGAGTGTTAGGGGACCACTAATCAGAACATTCTCATATTTATATGAACATGGTTCTTTATCGAATGCTAATGATTGAACGCAAGGATCGCCATGAATAAAATTAACATCATCAAGAATATTCAGTATAACTGTTAGTTGTTTGATAATTGTCATAGCGATAATCTCTGACATTGATTGTACAGTTGAATCAGATGGTGCAGTTATACTTGGAATAGTCCATAAAGTAATAT